AAAGCAGATAAAAAATTAGAGGCAGAGATTGATGAGGCAAAGGCACGGAGACTTGCCAAGCCAGATGGTGCAATGCCAGAAGAACAACCAGTCGATACTAATTGGGATAAGTAATCATGGCAGATCAGGGAACAGCAGAAAAATTTGTTGAAGTAGCCAAAAATGAAATTGGAACCGTTGAAGGTCCTAAAGATAATGAAACTAAATATGGTGCATTTACAAAAGCAAATTTTCAGCCATGGTGTGGTTCATTTGTTATGTGGTGCGCTAATGAGGCAGGAGTAAAAGTTCCTAATACAGTTTATACGCCAGGTGGGGCAGCAGCATTTAAAAAATCTGGACAATGGATTGATGGAGATATTGCTGATCCAGAGCCAGGAGATGTTGCATATTTTGATTTTCCATCAGATGGTGTAGATAGAATATCTCACGTAGGTATTGTTGTCAAAGATAATGAAGATGGAACTGTTTGGTGCATTGAAGGTAATACTTCTGGTGACCCTAAAGGTAGTCAAAGAAATGGTGGAGAGGTTTGTAAAAAACTTCGTGCCTATAAGAAAAATAAAAAAGGTATAATGATTTCTATTGTAGGGTTTGGTAGACCTAAATTTGGATCTACTGCTAAAAATATCACTAAAAAATCTCAAAATAAATCTAAAACATGCTCAGAGTGTGGCCAAGTAATTAAATAAAGGTGTTTGACTAAGCAATAACTATTTGCTATACTTAAAATATATATCTTAAGGGGATCTGTATGACTGTTTTGGCTGTAGTCCGTCATGAAAATAAAATATATATGGCTGGAGATCGTGGCGCATCTGACGACAACACAATACTTTCCTTAACAGCGCCAAAAGTTTGGAAACTTGGTCCATACTTGCTTGGATATGCAGGGGCATTAGATGGAGAACGAATTAGATACAACTTTAATCCATATGTTCCAGATATAAAAGATTTAGATAAATTTATGCAAACCAAGTTTATTAAACAATTAAGAAATTTTTATAGTGATTGGTGGGTTGACACTGGCAAAGAGGCTGATCTTGGATTAATTATTTGCATTAAAGGTCAAATATATGAACACAATGCAGTTGATATGTCTTTATCTAAGTATAATTTAAATTATTTAGCGATGGGATCTGGAGCAGAATATGCTTATGGATATCTAAACGCTACTGAAAAATCTAAAGATGCACGTAAAAGAGTTATGGGCGCAGTAAATGCTGCCATTAAGTTTAGCCCTTCTTGTATGGGGCCAATTGACGTAGTAAGCATTTAAGGATATAATTAATATATGAATCAAATACTTGATGATTTGTCTCCAGAAGAGCAAGAGTTTGGCATCTGGCTTGAAAATGGTATTGAAAGGGGTTGGGTAACACCACCCTATTGCAATACTCATGATGATGGATACGAATACATGAGTGAGGAAGAACAAGAAGAATGGGAAGCAGGTGGCGACCCATGTTGTCATGTCATCAGATTGATGATATCGTAAAAATAAAAAGGAATAAAATGAAAAAGATCGTAGCACTATTAGCAGTATTGTTTTCAGTTATAGTACCAATTCAATCACAAGCAGCGGTAGGTGAGCGAATTGTCATTATTGACGATGCATTCAACCTATCACAAATTACTGGAAGTGTTGAGTTTGTTTGTGTTGCGTCAGATCGTTGTGTGAACAAAACAGTATCAAATAAAGATCATGGAACACAGATGGCACTTATTGCTCGTCAGCAAAATCCATCTGCAACATTGGTTTTAATTCAGGCAGCGCCAGTAAGCAAAATGGGTATTGCTACTGATGTTAACCTTCATGGATTTATTAATGCTTTAGATTTTGTAAATAGCAATTCTAATGCTGTATCTGCAGTATCATTCTCAAGATACATAAACAACACTACACCAAAGTTGGCTGGACAGTGTTTTCCTCCAGCATCAGCACCATACACACCGCAAACAGGTTTTGATAAGGTAAAGTCTTCTGTTATCTCTCTTAATCTAAAGGGTATTCAGGTATATGCTTCAGCAGGAAATAATTCAACAAAGCCAATTGATTTTCCAGCATGCGTATCAGAGGTTGTGTCTGTTGGTTCATACTTATATGGCAATACATATAAGTCTGGAAATGTTGACATTTTAACAAATTTATCAACACCTGAAAAACTTTCAACTATGAAAGGTCTTATTAATGGAGTATCTATTGAGTTTTCTACTTCGGCAGCCTCAGCAGCAGTTGCAGCAAATTCAAAAACACTAGTTACATCGTCAGGAGCAGTTACAATTTTTTCTAATTAAAAAATAACAACCCTTGTAGCCCAGTGGTAGAGGCACACGATTTAAAATCGTACAAGCAATGGTTCGAATCCATTCAAGGGTACTTATGGTAGAATATATATATGATTACTGATCCATCTAAAAAAGATGAAGTTTACATAAAAAATATTTTAAAAATAGGTAATTCTACAGACAATATACATTACATAGAAAATGTGCTGTCTAAAGAAGATCACAAACAATTGCTTGATTATGCAAAAAATGCTCAATGTTGGACAGAACAGCCATGGGATGCTTTGACTATTGAATCACAAGACTTATCAAAAGAAATTTTTGAAATATTAGATGGTATATTTGAACTTGCTCGCAAAAATTCTATAGATTTTTACCGTGTAGATCTTAATCCTTTTTGGAAAACTGCGCCACATTTAGTTAAATTTACAAAAAATTTTTATTTAGTTCCACATGTAGATACCTCATCGTTTGAAGGAAACCACATTGCGTCAATATATTATATCAATGATGATTATAGTGGTGGAGAAATTAATTTTCCAGATCATAATTTAAAGATTAAACCAAAAGCCAATAGCCTAATAATTTTTCCTGGAAATGAAAATTATTTGCATGAAGTCCTCGAAATTACTGAAGGTGACAGATATAGTTCTACTATGTGGTTTCAGTTTACTGGGTCTACATTTAATAAAAAATCAGAATGGTATAATTAAAAAATGACAATAGGAAATTCTGTAAATAATATACAGGTTACAGAAAAAATTTTATCTAAAGAAGATCATAAAAAATTGCTTGATTATGCACAAAGCGTTGATTCTTGGGATACACAGCCTTGGGGAGTCAAAACGCTTTCACCTAACGCAATGCCAAAAGAAATCATTAATTTATTGGATAAAGTTTTTTTACTTGCTTACGAAAAATGTACAAAACTTTATAATGCAGATCTTTATCCTTTTAAAAATAGACAGGTGCCTTTAGTTAAATTTGAAAAAGATTACAAAATGAACGAACATGCAGATACAGCAGGAGATTTTGCAGCAATATATTATCTTAATGATGACTATGGTGGTGGAGAAATTAATTTTATGGATCATAATTTAAAGATTAAACCAAAGGCTAATAGTTTTATTACATTTCCTAGCAATGCTGATTATTGGCATGAAGTGCTTCAAAATACTGACAAAGAAAGATATTCTGCCACATTATGGTTTAAATTTGCTGGCTCAGATCTAGTTAGACCAAAACTTGGACTAATTAGGTGATGACTTTAAATAATATAGATTTTTATTTAATTAATCAAGATTTCAATCTACTCACTCAAATGGAAGATATTGGCTTTACTGGAAATCTTTTTCCTTATAACCCATTGCGCTCTGATTTTTTTACAAAAATAGCGAGAGATCTTGATATTCATAAAAAAATTAAATATATGGTTGCTATTAGGCCATATGTTTTGTCACCAGAGTATTTAGTTAAAATAGATAAATCTATTAAGGAAATTTCTAAAGAAAATAGGCTACAAATAAATTTAGTATCTGGTAATAAAGTTTTTACAGAACAAAAAATGTCTAAAACTTTAGGTCCAATAACAAACAAGTCAAACACAAAAAAATCTAATCACTTTATAGAATATATTGACTTATTAAGCCAAATACCACAAGAAGAAAAACCAGACTACTATGTATCGGTAACTAATAATTTTACTTTTGAAACTGCATCAAAATATAATAACAAAATAATAATTCCATATCATCAGTATATAAACAATCAATACAATATATCAGATAAACAAATATTAGATAAGCAAGTTATGATGTATTTTAAACCAATTATAAGAAAAACACAAGAAGAGTTAGATAATTTAAATGGATATGAAGGAGTTATAGAAATCCCTTCAGAGTATGTAAAATTTACTTATGATCAATTGACTATCATAATAGACAAACTTAGAAGCAAAGGAATTACACAAATAATGTTTTCTGCTTGGTTTTCTGTTTGGAATAAAAAAGATATTAAAGAAATTTTAAATTTTGTTAAAGAATATAATTACAAGATATGAATATGATATAATCAAATATGGCTTTTTTAACAAAAGATATCTTAAGTTTTTATGAGTTTAATCAAAAAAATAACTCGTATTTAGCAAAATATTATAAAGATACCAAAGAAGTTGGTTTTTATCAACCGTATGCTGAAAATGTTGTATATTCAAAACCAAGCGGTGATCCTTATACAGGGACAATAGATGAATACAATACATATAAAATTAATAGCCTTGGCTTACGGGGAAAAGTTTATGAAGATTCAGATATTCTTGCATCAGGTTGCTCTATTACCTTTGGTATTGGAGTTCCAGAAGAGGGAAGATGGACAAATTTTTTAGGAAATCTAGCCAATAAAGATGTTATGAACTTGGGCAATCCTGGAGGATCTGTAGAAACTATTTGTAATAATATTATTCAATATTGCATGAATAATAAAATGCCAAAAGAAGTTTTTTGTTTATTTCCAGATTTTTTTAGACGTATGGTTGTAGTAGATAGAGAATTTTATAAGCCAAAAATACCAGACAAAAGAATTGAACAAAAAAATATACTACAACTTACGTTTTGTAGCCCAACAGTTGAGTTATACAAAAATTCTATTTTTATGAAAATAGAAGATCAAAAATATATAGAAGACTCGATTTCTCCACATCAATTAATTTTAAATGCTGTAAATAATATTTATATTTTAGAATCATTTTGTTTGTCAAATAATATAAAATTATACTGGACAACATGGGACCTTCCAAGTTCTTTTATTATGGAAAAATTAATAAAACTTAAAGACTTTAAATTAAAAAATTTTGTACCTTTTATGTCAAAAGATAAGCCAAAAAATCTTGATAATTTTGTAGCAACACAATGTGATTCATTTCATAATTCTGAATTTAAAGACAATATATGCTGGACAAAAGGATCTGATTACTCTATTGTAAATTATAAAAAAACATCAGATCGTGCTCATCCAGGAATCCATTTTCACTATCATATTGCAGAATTTTTTTATGAGTTATCCACAGTTAAATAATTGGTCTATAGTTCAGTTGGTAGAACACTCGACTGTTAATCGAGATGTCGCAGGATCGAGACCTGCTAGACCAGCAAGTTGTGTTTTGGTAAAATAGATATATGGACTTAAACAATTTTTTAAACAGAAGAAGAATTGGCTCAGAGTATTGGGTTAATTCTGAACTAAAAACGTTTAGTGAAATATGCAAAGATAATATTTTGCAATATGATAAATGGAAACTTTCTAAAACCTTACTCGATAATGGTTATTCAGATAAAGTATTAAAACCAGCAAATGAGTATGCAAAAATTTTTTCTTATAAGCCAGAAATAATTTGTGAAAAAGATACAGTTATTTTAAGATATAAAACACATGCAGAAATATGGTTTGAAAAAAAACCAAATGGAATATATGCACTAGACAAAGTTATGCAAAGACAATTTTACCCATCAAACTTAGATGTAAAAGCACCTATTGGAACGTTTGACGCAATGTATAAGTTTTATATTCCATGGATAGTTGATGCAGATGTTGAGGCAAAAATACAAGAAGTACCTAACTCTGTATTTTTTATTCATAGCGATACTATTGTATTTAATAAAATAAACAGAGATAAAGACATATGGGATGTAGGATTTATTCATTTTTTTATTAAAAATACTGGAGAACATATAAAAGAATTTAACGGAGATATATTTGGCATAATAAATGTAGAAAGCCCTATATGTGATATAATTATTAAAGATAAAAAATTAGCGAAGCGGATATTACATGAAAAATAGAAAAAAAATAACTTTTTCTACAACCTCACAATCACAAAATAGTAATTCATATCAAAATCCACCAGTGCAGGCATTAAAAGTAATTCCAGACTGGTATAAAGATTTGGCTGGATATAATGGTGCATCTAGCAATAATATAAGGTTTTTACACCCAGTAAATGATAGAGGGCAAGATGGTTCGGATGTAGCAACAAAGTTATGCCCACCATTTTTAGATGCTTTAATTTCTGGCTATATGTATTTATTACCAGAAGATATTTTTATTGATATAAATGATAACGAAAAACCTTCTATAAGTTGGAAAAGTAATGATCACATTATTGATACAAGACCCAAAGTAGACATACCAATACCAAAAGAATGCTATCCCATTCAGTTTGGTTGGAAAATGACCTGGTATCAAGAAACGCCACCTGGATATTCTTTGCTATTTACAACACCATTAAATAGATATGATTTGCCATTTTACTGTTCTTCTGCTATAGTTGATACAGACATTTGGGGTCTTCCAACATTTATCCCATTTTTTTTAAAACGTGGATTTGTTGGAATAATCCCAAAAGGTACGCCTTTATTTCAGATGATTCCTATCAAAAGGGAAGATTGGGAACTGGACATAGATGTATCTGAAGAAAAATATTGGCAAAATAAAGAAAGAGAAGAAAAAAGAAGGACACATATAACCGCACACTATAAAAAAACAACATGGCAAAAAAAGCAGTATTAGTTAGTGATATAATTAATTTAACTAGGGGGATAGGACTTAACATGCAAAATGCAATATACTTAACACCAAAAAGATATAACAAGCCACACAAGTTTTTTGAAAAGTTTTTAGATAATGACCTAGATAAGTTGTCTAAATTTTTAGAACTAAAATATGATCAAATAGAGCAAGCAAAAGTTCCAGGTGTAAGCAAATTGGGAGAATATGGAAGAGAGATTTGGCTTGAAAGTGGTAGCCTTTCAACTGTAAAATGGAAAGAATATAATGTGTTTCAATTTTACAATGAAGAAATTTATAAACTTTTTATTGGCGTTAGAGAAACCGTAAAAGAAGCATGCGAATATTATGGAATAAACTTTGAAGAACAACAATACATGATTCAGGGTTGGTTTAATATTACACATAAGGGCAAGGGTAAGTTAGACTGGCATGATCATGGTGGCCCTTGGGCACCATTCTTTCATGGTTACTATTGTGTTAAAGCAGAGCCATCATCAACATGGTACAAGATTGATAACAAAGATGACCAAAAGTTTGAAAATAAAAACATAGACAATAGATTGGTTGTCTCTGAGATGGGGCATCCACATGCTATGGCAGACTGGGATTGGGAAGGTCCACGAATTACTATTGCATATGATATAACGCCATTAAAGGCCTTACGAGGCAATGCAAATGAACAACACTATTTCCCATTATAAAAAATGAATTCGATAAATGTATTTATTTATTCATATAAGGTAAAAGATTTATTAGAAAACATTCTTTCTATAATAAATAACGAAAGTCATGAAAATAAGATTATTTATCATATATTTGATCAAAACACATTAGATAGATCTTATAACTTTAAATCAATAAATAATACATTTTATCGACATATTTCATGGGATGATACAAAGGGAATACCATTTTATAGAAAACACGTATTGTTTGATCAAAGAGCAGACTATTTTTTAGAACTGTCACCAAATATATCACTTACTAATGAGTGGGATAGCCTACTTATTAAATCATTAAAAGAAAATACAATTATATCTGGAAATTTTTTTAAAAATATATCAGTAAAAAATAACAATCTTGTATTTAATAAAAAGTATAACGATGTAATATTAGAGTCAAATTTGATTGACATGGATTTAATTTTTTTAAAACAAAAAGATTCAATTTTTTTAAATCAGTTAAATTGTCTTAAACATTATGGACAAGAACTTTTTGCCTCAATTCTTTCTCTTAATAAAGGAATCAAAATATTTTCTATGAATTCTACATTCTATAAAATAAAAAATATAGATCAGGACATTATGTATTATCCATATTCCAAAACGCATGGATATAATGACATGATTGATATTGTTAATAATTTAAATAATGATTTATTTGAAAGTTTTCATAAAATAAAGGTGTCTACTATTCCAAAATTGCCATATCAGATAAATGATGTTCCATATTCAGATGTGCGTATATCAATTGATAACGCTAATACATTAAAATTTCATTCTGGATATAATAAAATTGAAGTTTTATAGTATAATAGAATAACGAGATAGGCACATCGATCAAATTTATATTTAGCAACGGAGGAACTTGTGCACAGAATTAATGTAATTGATAACTTTATAGGTAAAGAAGATGCAAAAATTTTGATTGATGAGCAATTAAATCCAAGTGAAACAAACCCATATCCAGAATATTACAAAAAAAGATACGGTGGTACCGCCTTTCCATATAATAAAAATGTTATTAGTATATTAAGAAAATATTCTATTTTTGCAAATGAAAAGCACAGAGAATTGAATGGTTTTGTTAATCCAATATACACCTTTAAAGCATTTGGATCTCATTGGACTAAAGGAACAAAAGGAGATTTGCATATAGATGCACAAGGCCCAGAGCCATTTATTGAGTGGAGCACAATTATATATTTAAATGATTCTTCAGAATATAATGGAGGAGAAATTTATTTTCCAAATCAAGATTTTATATATAGGCCAAAACAATACTCTGCGGTTTTTTTTCCAAGTGCTGGATCAGAATACATTCATGGTATAACAGAAATTACAGAAGGGCATAGGCACACGGCGCTTTATATGCACACTAGCATTCCAGAACATGCAGATCCAGATTTTATTGAAGAAAATAAAAATTTAAGATGGGAGGCATTATATTATGAAAAACATAATAAAAAAAATTAAAACATATTTTATATTAAGACAAATGAAAAAAAATAAAGATCAAAATAGGTTTATATACTAATGTTAGAATATAAAATACTTGATCTTGGCATGGTTTATTACAAAAATATTGTAAATAACCCTGATGAACTAATTAATAAAATTGAGTTATTAAATGAAAAATTTCTTTCTTTTCCTGAAAATTATAAAAAAACAATTGTAAGGCCCTGGATTCCTTGGACATATGGCGAAGGAAGTAATAAATTAAATTTTTGTTTGCAGAAATTTATACCACAAGTTGAAGATATACCACTTGATGATATTTATTTAGAAGAACAAAAACATATTTCTTCCGAACTTTTTGGTTCATTAGATATTACATTAAACCATTACTCAACAGAAATTTATCCGTTTGCTGCAAAAAATATTAAATCAAGAGAAAAAACAATGCACCTATTAAAATACAATGAATCAGGACATCTTCCAGCACATCAAGATCAGGGAATAAGTAGTAGGGTTTTGTCTGTATTGTTATATTTGAATGATGACTATGAGGGTGGAGAAATTGAATTTAAACATTCTAATTTAAAATTTAAGCCAGAGGCTGGTAGTATTTTATTTTTCCCATCAAATTTTTTATATGTACACGAAGTTTATCCAGTTACAAAAGGGCCTAGATATGCTTTGCCAAATTGGTATCACAACATTTCTTTTGCAAATAAAAGAGAATCAACTGGAGAAGAATAATGCGAATTCTTGGTATTAATGAAACATCTCATGACGCTTCAGTATCACTAATTGAAAATAATAAAATATTATTTGCTGGTCATGCAGAGCGATATAGCAAACAAAAAAATGACTGGTACCTCAATGATAGTTTAATAAAAGATGCTTTGCAATATGGCATGCCCGATTATGTTGCCTACTATGAGAAACCCCTTTTAAAAGCCTCTAGGCTGCTTTTTAGGGGTGGTTTAGGAGATTGGAAGCCACGCTTTCATTTAGATAATATTCCAAAAATATCATTTAAACACCACTATTCCCATGCAGCAGCAGGGTATTATACAAGCAAATTTGATGACGCCGTTATTGTAGTGTTAGATTCAATTGGAGAATACAATACATCTACAATTTGGATTGGAGAGCGATCTTCAATTATCTTAAAAGAAAAAATAAATTATCCATTTAGTTTTGGACTATTTTATTCCGCATTTACTAAATTAGTTGGATTGATGCCAAACCAAGAAGAATATATTATGATGGGTATGGCTGCGTATGGTGACTGGAAAAAATATTATCAAAAAGTTTCATCTTATTTTCCTTCAATATATTATCAATCATATAATTTTCACAAAGGAATACATGACTGGGAACAAGAAATAACAGAGCAGGATAAGTTTGATATTGCAGCAGCAGTTCAAAAGGTATATGAATTAAGACTATTTGATTTTATGATTCACGCTAAAAAAATTACAGGTAAGAATGAATTAGTGTTTATGGGTGGCTGTGCATTAAATTGTTCAGCCAACACAATGTTGTGGGATATATTTGATGATGTATGGATTATGCCAAACCCTGGAGATGCTGGATCATCTTTGGGTGCAGCAGCAGCACTATACGGAGAACATTTAGATTGGCAATCACCATATTTAGGTTTTGATCTTGGTGGACAATATCCAGCATCTGAAATAATAAATAAATTAATTAAAAATAAAATTGTAGCGGTAGCGACTGGAAGAGCAGAGTATGGACCAAGAGCGTTGGGAAATAGAAGTATTCTAGCAGACCCAAGAGATCCAAACATTAAAGATCAGGTAAATAAAATTAAAAAAAGAGAATTGTTTAGACCTTTTGCCCCAGTAGTGCTTGAAGAGTATGCAGACAAATGGTTTGATATGGATTTTGATTCACCATACATGCAGTATGCTGTTAAGTGTTTACAACCAGACAAAATACCATCAGTAGTTCATAGAGACGGAACATCCAGGGTTCAAACTGTAAATAAGATTCAACATCAAGGATTACATGAAGTATTGTCAAATTGGTATACATTAACAGGTGTTCCAATTCTTCTTAATACTAGTCTTAATATTAAAGGACAGCCGTTGCTTAATGATGAAATAGATATTCAGGCATGGGAAAAAGAATACAACTTTATAATTACAAGATAGCCTGGTATAATTTATGTATAGCCTATGGAGGATAAAATGGAATCAAACAAAAGAAGTATAATTAAAACATTAAGTTGGGAAACATTTCATCTTATTGGTGTTGCTGGCGTAATCTATTTGTTTACAGGAGAATGGGAGTATGCAAGTCTTGGTGCACTAATTTATATTGGATGGGAAGCAATAGGCTATTACATTCACGAAAGAGTTTGGGCAAAGTTTGGTAAAGGAGTTAAATAATGCGTATTAAGATTATTAAATTTGTTGTTAAATTGCTTGGTTATGAGTGGGGTGGAGATAATCTTCTCGCTCCAATTTGGACAGTAAAAGCAAAGAAAAAATAAAAAATGGCATTGTACGAGTATGACTGTATGCCATGTGCAAAAAGATATACTAAGGAAAGATCTATTAACGATAACGATTCTGGATATAAATGTGAAACTTGCAACGGATCTTTAGTTCGTGTATATTCTAATGTGGGAGCACTTTTTAATGGGAGTGGATTTTATTCGACAGATAATAGAAAAAAATGATAACAAGCATACCAAAAGGACAAATCTGTCAACAATTTGATGCAAAAATGAACTTACCTTTATCAACATTAGAAGCGCATAAAGTTAATGAAAATACCACTACATCTTGTGTTGCTCCAGCGTTTGTATACATAGAAGGAACACATGGTAAAAAATTTTTATGTGACTATCATTACTACTACGAAGTAAATTTAATTAAAAACGGATACTTAAGACCTGGTGAAAATATTGAAGAATTTATAATAGATGAAACAGAAAGAGTAAAAGAAACATTTGCAAAAAATGTAAAAACTACAGAAACGCTTGGTCATAAATGCGAAATATTTGCTTCTTATAAAGCAGTTTGTCAATGTACTGCTGATGCTTTTGTAAAAGTTATTCCTACCAAATTAGTTGTTGGAAAGGTAAAACATACTACAATAAAAAATATAAATAAAATTTCAGAAAGTATATTTTATTGTAATTTTCATTTTAGAAGAAATTATTACAGACATTATAGTAACGGACTTGTGTATGAAGACTTTCATAAAGTGATAGATGAAAGATCTAGAATTACAATGACTATTGCTGAAGAAGTCAGTAAAATTACTTGTTTTTAGTATTTTGACAAAACTGTCTATTTAATGTATAATTAATAATATAACAAAATCGTATTTAACTAACAGAAATGAGGAGTATAATATGATTACAATGATTAAAGATAAGGTTAAAAAAGAATGGACGCTTACTTTATTAGATCGATGCGATGCCTGTAATGCACAGGCACTAACCAAGGTAACTGGTTTGACTGGAGATTTACTATTTTGTGGTCATCATTATAATAAAATCATGGAAGATGCTGAAGGATACAAAAAAATGATGGCTTTTGCAATCACCATTGTTGATGAGCGAGAAAGATTAATGGTATAAATAATGTATGAATATTATGTAAGAAAAGTAGAGAATGTGGTAGATGGAGATACTATCGATGTTCTTATTGATTTAGGGTTTGATATTTTATTTCAATCCCGTGTAAGATTGGCTGGTATTGATACACCAGAGTCACGCACATCAGATAAGGCTGAAAAGGTTCTTGGACTTGAGTCTAAGGAATATTTAAAAAAGCATCTCAAGGATGCCAAGTCTGTGGTGATTAAGACTGAAAAAATGGATTCGTCTGAGAAGTATGGTCGTATTTTGGGATGGATATACGTAGATGGCAACACCGTATCTATAAACGATATGATGATCAGCGATGGCTATGCTTGGGGATATCTTGGTGATACTAAAGTAAAAGATTTTGAAATATTAAAAAAACAAAGGCAAAAAAGTGGAAAATGAAAACATTAAAATAGAAGAAATGATATTGAACGGTCTTTTAGAATTTGCTGGAGTAGATGTTGATAGTGGAGAAGTGTTATACAAATTTACTGAAGAAATAAAATATCAAGAACCAGAATTATTTAAAGATGTAAATCTATATTTTACCAAAGAGATGATGTCTTTATGGGAAAACGGTTTTATTGAAATGGACATAACCGAAAAAAATCCAATGGTTAGATTAACTGAAAAATCTTATAATAATGAAGAAATAAAAAAACTTAGTAAAGAGAATCAATTCAGTTTAAGAGAGGTTTTGCGGGTACTAAATACAGAATAGTAGTATAATAGTGCTTAGGTCACTATGGAATACTTATTAGGTTTTTTAACGGTATATTTTTTATTTTGGATTATGTCAAACATAATGCTAAAAAATATTCCTGATGTCAAAAAAATTAAAATAACAAACAGTCAGTCACACACCTATGCTCTGGTTAAGCCCTTTTTAACTAAACCAGCAATAGAAAAAATAGAAAAAAAATCACAATCTTTAAATCATCATAATAATCACAATATAACGGCTATTATTGTTGATGAAAATGCATATTGGATAAAGGATAATTCTGTTTATGTTGCAGACATGATAAATGAAAACATAGACTCTAATACAAAAAGGGTAGTTGACATGATGAGTATGGATGGTGTAGAATTAGATAAGATGTTGTTTATAGTAGATAAATTAACAGATAGGTCAAAAAATGATAATAGGGGTTCAAGGAACTAAAGGGTTTGATGATTATCAAGCCTTCCTTCGCTCTATGGGTGTTGCTTTATCTATGATGCATAATGAAGATCCCTATTTTTATATTTATTCAGCAGGTCCAGTTAATATAAATTCTATGGTTATGGAATTTGTTAACGTTTCTGAAAAGGGAATGAAAAACAGAAAAAAGAAAATAAAAAGTTATAAAGTTCCACCAAGTTGGATAAAAGAAAACATAAAAGAATTTAATTATTTTATATTTTTATCAAAGCCAAATGAACCAGTTTCTAATCTTGTATCTGAGGCTCAGTTAAACAATATAGAAGTTGGAATATTTAGATACTAGGAGAAAAATGATTATAAGTAGTTTAGAACAAATGGAAAAAATAGTAGAAAAAAATAAATTTTTAAAATGGCATGGTTGGTCAGTTGTTAGTTTTTATCCATCAAATAAAGCCCGCACATCTAAATATGGTGCAATTGTTGACGGTAAATGGAGCATTGTAAAAATTTTCAATGTTGACAAAAGAGGTTGGGATATACCAGATAAGTTTATTACATAATATGCATAAAGATAAATGGAAAGACAAGGCGTCCTGCTATAATTACGACACTAATATTTTTTTTGATAAATATGAAAATGAAGAATCATTAAGATTTGCCGTAGACAAAATGTGTTTAGACTGTCCAGTTGCTAAAAAATGTTTTGCTGTGGGAATATCTACAAAAGAATATGGGGTTTGGGGAGGAATTTATTTAGAATCTGGACAAATTTCTAAAGAATTTAATAATCATAAAACTAAAGAAGATTGGCTAAATGTTTGGCAATCTTTAACAATGGATGGAAATAATTAATAATGATTATACAAATTATAGGTTTACCTGGATCTGGTAAAACAGAATTAGCAAAGGCATTAAAAGAAAGAATTAACGCAATTCATTTAAATGCAGATGAAGTTCGTGCAACAGTTAATTCTGATCTTGGATTTACCTTAGAAGATCGCATTGAACAAGCAAGACGCATGGGAGAGATGGCAAGAGTTATTGCAAAACAGGGAGTTGCTCCAGTTATTGTAGACTTCGTGTGCCCAACAGACCTTACTCGTGC